AGGCTCTTGGACTCTTCAATGTAGTCTGTGCCACTAGACGGTGCCGTTCCAGCCGGAACCACAGTCTCTGTTTCATACTTCCACCCCTGCATCTCGTCGTCCCACGACTGGGAGACGAGTGGTGGCCAAGCACCAGTGCTGAGTGACCGTGTCTCTTTAATAGCATTACCATTGCCTAGTGGTTTGACAACAGACGATACGACCAACCATCCTACATCCACCGTCAACGGAACTGGACCGTACGTTTTGATAACGTCCAGTATCCCCCCACCAAACTCCTCTGTCAACTCTTGTCCACTGAGCACAGCACCAGCAGCGATATCACGCGACGCTGTGCTGATTCGGTGAGTAAGTGCTGTGACCTGTTCGTCAGACAAAGCAAGATTTTCTACACCTGGTATATTACCTGGCCAGTCTGCCGTGCCTTCAACTGTGTATTCTTCGTGGAATGTAGGAAGGGCTGCTCTAAACTCTGCTGGAACTACATCGGGATAAGTAACCTCATACTTATGTCTATCGAACACCACATCCACAACACCAACATGTTTGATCGACGTCCCATCACCAAGGTCTTTGGTCTCCGCTTCGACCATCAACGCTGTTGGGGTGATGGTTTGAACGCCGTTGTCCAACGTATTTGTGACTGAAACTAACTGCTGATCTCTAGACAGCTTTTGCTCGTTGTGGACAATTGGAAATGTGGTTGTGTCTCGTTTTCGAGTGCTCCTACGAATCTTGAACACATCCAGTTGAGTCTCTTTACGGAACTGCTCACCCGGACCTAATATTTGTGGATCAACTACACTGCCAGCAAGAATATACTCCTTTTCAATCGTAGGTATACCTGTCCTGAACTCTGGTGGAATAGCATCGGGTATTTCACGTGATGTAGTGATGTTATCGAACACACCGGGAATCACCACTCGTTCCTCAACCGCGGTTCCATCACCTAGCGGGTTAAAACTAACATCTCTTGTTACACTAGGCAATAGAGCCGTTGTGCCGTCGTCTTCCAGAACTTTAGTAACAGTCTCGACTTGTTTATACTGGTTGGTTCTGGTGCTAACTATTTGTCTGGGCAGGCTAGTTATGTCGCGCGAGGTTACACTAAGCTTCTTGGTAAACTCCGTTACCTGTTCTTGACTCCGTTTATATTCTCCACTAGCAAGCGTTGGTGCGGAAGCCGTACCACCTATAATAAACTCCTCTGTCCGAGTCAACAACGTTGGAAGTGCTTTGAACTCTTGTGGAGTAACGTCTGGACGTTCCGCTGTGTAGAGATGTGCGTCGAAGATGTCTGGAACCGTTGTCCACTCCTCCAACGCTGTGCCGTCTCCCAGTTTGGTAAAATTGACATCCTTGAGAGCTGTGGGTACATCTGGAACAGTCGTGTCAACTTCCAAAGTGCGTCTTAGGGTCTCAACCTGTTTAAACCTATTGGTTCGGCTATTTACAATAATCCTTGGCAATGTGCCGGTGTCGATGGTCTTGGTTGTAGCGCGGTAGGTGAACTCATCTAACTGTTGGTTACTCTTCTCAACAACACCAGCAGGCAAAACACCTGGGTCTGGTGCGGTACCAGCAACTAGATGCGTGTCCTCTTGAGTCTGAAGCAGTGCTCGGAAATCCTCAGGAGTAACCACCGGTCTCTGACTCGCAAACAACTGCTCCGTAAATAGGTCCGGCACTTTCCCTACAATCTTCAACGACGTGCCATCACCGAGAATCTTAACATCACCCTCAATCGTCAAAGCATCTGGAATAAACGTCTGCACCCCCAAGTCCAAAGTCATACTGACCGTCTCCACCTGCTTCTTGTCGGTCATCTTAAGCTCTGCGACTGGGATGTTTTGCGGGTATGTTATTGTACCACGACTCTCCAGTGTCCGTGTCATGTTAAACACGTCCTCTTGAGTCTCAGTACGTTTGAACTCACCAGTTCCCAAGGCTGGTTGTGGATCGGCCACTGTGCCAGTAAACGTTTCCTTCTTCGTGAACGTCGGCAGCAACGCTCTAAACAACTCAGGAACCACATCCGGTTTTGAAATCGACGTCGTCTTGTTGCCAAACACTAAAGGTACAGTCCCTGTGGTCTTCAACGACGTTCCATCGCCCAACACCTTAACATCACCTTCCACCATTGTTGGTGTTGGTGTTAGTGTCTGCACTCCAAGATCGAGGACCATTACCACAGTCTCTACCTGCTTGTCCTTGTCCATCTTCAACTCAGCAGGGTTAACGGGAAATGGATAGGATACTGGAGCGCGGAAGCGAGTTGTAGTCGACTCGTTAAACACATCCTCCTGTGTACTAGATCGGGCAAACTCACCCGGACCTAGTGGAGGTTGTGGATCAGGAACAATCCCGGTAGTGGTCTCCTTCTTCTCCTGCATCGGCAATAGAGCCTTGAACAATTCAGGAGTGACGTCTGTGATCTCTATAGACGTGGTCTTGTTGGAGAACACAAACTGGGCGTCTTCATCCTCCTCGACGTAGTGGAGATTGCCCAGGTTACGAGTGCTGACATCCCTAGATGGTCCCGGTGAACCAACTGGATCAGTGATGAACTTAAAACTTCGAGTCCGTGTGACGAATTGTTTATCCTTATTCGTCGCGTACTCAATCAACGAAATTGGACCCGGTGGTTTGAATGTCGTTCGTCTTATCCACTCAGACGTCTCTTTCTGCACAGCTTGCGACGCAAGAACTGTGTCGGAGAGTGGTATAATCTCGACATCCCACGGAATAGGAATTTCAAGTATCGTGAGGTCGAGTGCCGCCCTGAACTCAGGCGGGATTTCGCGCATCGTGTCGGACTCACCACCGAAGTAGTGGTTTCTGAGTGTCCGACCGGGATTAGTTAACCGACTGTTGAGCGGCATCAGTCAAGTGAAGCAGCCTCCTCTGCACCAGTAGTTATTACGTTAGCGTCCCAGTATATCAGGTCTTGCCACGAACTGTCTCTTTGTTCCGTTGGTGCAGAAACATTGCCTTGTTGACGAGGCACATACTCCTTGACTAAAACATTCAAATTACAACAAGCGTCCCACATTAGAAAGTCATCGCCAAACTGGAGTAGGAAATCGGAGTTATTGTCGCTGTTCTGATAGTCGGGAAAATAGCGAATCACATCTAAGAAGAGTGGAAGTGGATTTTGAGGCACAACCACTTGTGCATTTGGATACAACATCAAAGTATCCGCCTGCTGCGTCAAGTAAATTTCGTAAAAGGTAGGGTACGAGGGCATATCTCGCTGAACGGGTGCCCAAGGGTATGGAACTCCGTTCCACCTCTGTCCGGCGTCAGCGACTTGCCAATCACGTGAGACGAATTTAATCGGTCGGACACCACCGTATCCGTCGGCAATAAATGCCCTCAGTACCTTTTTAACCGTCACTAACGTCGATGTTCCGTGAAGTGGCAGTGGACTGATTGGCAACCCGTTTTCTAAGTCAACAAGAGCGTCCACAGAGACTTTGGCATACTCAAAGTCATGGTATTGTAACGCGTGTTGGTGTGCCATGTTAATGGCGTCCAACAGCAAATCTACATCAGGTGCAGGCGGATTACTTATGATGAAGTCTGCCGGAACCTTTTGCAGATATGTTGCAACCTTAACCTTAAGCGTGTTAATATCCATGTGGACGCGGTTTGTTGACTAACAGGAACAATATGGATCGTTCGGATTTTCTTGTGTCTTTGGTCCAAGTGTCACCTCTGTGTCGTCGTCAGACTCCATTACTGGTGAGTTACTAGCACCATCTTGCAAGACCTCGAAGCGATCCACAGCTGTATCAATGTCGATTTCGTGACCTTGATAGTAGTCCTGCAGTTTTTCTCGATCAGCCATGTTACCTCCTTAACCGTTCAGGTCATTTCGACCACCCAAGTTGCCCTTGTCGAGCGCGGGTGTCTTATACTGAACAGTTTCATTGGTAGCATCGAAGACAGCTGAGTCTTTGGCGGCACCATCCAAGATGTTCGTTTGATTGACCATCTGACCGTCCTTCATACTCACCTGTTCGTTCTTCATATGTTCCAGATTTAGTCCCATTTTACCTCCTTTCCCGCCGTTAGTAACCTTCCAACACAATGTTGTAGGTCCCAGCTGGTATAGCAGCAAGACCGGCGGTTGCCGCTGCCTTTCCAACGAGACCTGAACCATCGTAGAGCGGAGAGCAGACAACAATCAACGTGTTGTCGTTTTTGACTGCTGGTCCACACGTTTCGATGAAACGCAAACCGAACAACGATGCCGGAATGAAGTTAGCGAGGTCTCCCGCCACTCCATCACAGACCATCGAAGCGACTACAAGTTTGCGCATCCCCGAAGGTGGAAACTCTGCTCCACGAGTCGACGGCGCCAGTGTGACAGTCGGATTAGCCATAACTCAGGGCGTGACCGTCAGGAAGTTCTTGACGAACATGTGAGACTCAGGAAACCTGAGTTCCAGACCACACTCACCAAGCCACTCATCCTCGCGGTAATCCGCATTGTTCGGCTGCCTCATCTTCAACAACGTGGTGTCACGTCCATCCATATACCGGTAGACGAGATTCCACACGTCAAGATAAATAGCCGAGTTTCTCAACGACGAGTTCTGACTAAACAAGGGGTGTGTCTTGTAATGGACCATCCCCCAAGGAAGTAGGTGTGAGACGATGTCCCAACCAAACTTCTGCTTGGCTTCCATGTCCAATTTCAACACAGCCTTGCCGCTGAACATGTCGTTGACCCGTGCAAGGTAACCCGAACCGCACAAACACAGTTTCTCTTGTGCCTGATTAGACGTGACGCGGAACAAACGCTCCATGTAACCATTGAACGTAGACAAGTTCATTGACCCCGTCGCGTTGTTGATGATGCGTTTGGTGTCGTCTGTGTCTAACGTCGCGGCCGTGTTACCATACACTGTGCCCGACTCCCACTGGCGGAGATACCATTCTACTCCACCCGTCAACCTAGTCGGCAAGCCGGTTGTCGGATCGATATACAGTTGTTGGACACCGAAAAGGAAACCCTTTTCCATCTCCATCGCGTGTTGTAGTGTGGCGTCTTTCGCTTTATCCTTGTAAGGACCAGTGCGATCGTACTTCAACCCGGTCTTCAGTACCGTGCCAGTGAACTGGAACGGAGTTCTAAAGATTTGGGTGTAGTTCTTCAGGTTCAATGGTGTGTCATAGGGAGCCAGTGCGGCACCGACCTGACCTTCCGATGCAGCGTTACCAATGACTAACACTTCCAAACCATTGTTGTTGGTACCGTTCGACAAGTTGGTCACCGCTTCCAAGAATCGGAACTCGATCTTGGTTGTGACGCCTGACACAACTGTCGTAACAATACCTTTAATGGTTTGGGTACCACCAGTAATATTCGCCAAAGTGATCTGGATAATATGTCCCACCCTAAAGCGAGACGAATCCGCGACCCTCACGCGAGTAATACTGTTTACAGCAGGGCTGAACGGATTGGCTTGATCCGTGTCAGTACCAGTGGTAGTAAATGGACCTAACGAATTCGCTTGTGCCGTGATGGTTCTCTGCTCCGCCAACCGCTTCTCGTAGATACTGAACTCAGGGTCGTTGGTCGACTCTTCCTTCAACTGCGAGAGGAGTGCGATCAGGGGTGCGCTACCATTTGGGTAGTTGTAGAATACCATCCGACGGAAGTTCTTCAGTCGGTCGATACCACTGGCCTCTGTGTGTAGCAATCCCAGTATCATTTACTTCTCCGTCTGTCCACTGGCGTTTAGAGGAAAACCTCCGCACCTGGAAAAGGTGCTTGGGGTGCAGAACCCCCACCACCACCAGCCTGCGAACCACTCGACAGTGATGCCGGACGGTTCGTAGTTGGACTTGTTTTTGTTCTCGCACCACCCGACGGGGTAGCGCCAGAACCGTTGCCACCTGCTGTTGGTAACAGTGCTCGTGTTCTGTCTGCTAAAGTCTTAAAAGCTTCTTCCTTCGTAGCAGCTTGATAACCTTCTGCTTTTAACGCATTAAACACAGTCTGTGTTAATAGTTCGTGGTCTTTGAGGTCACTATGCTGACTGAAGAAGTCATCGCGGTCTGCCTTGGCTGCGGCGTCTGCCACGAATCGTAGTGCAGGATCCATCTGACCGGTAAGTTCGCGTCGAGCCACCTCCAACTGGTACTGTAACAATGTCCCAAATTGCTTAGACAGTCCCTCTCGGATTGCGATAAACGCCTGTAATGCCTCATCGCCACCTGCAAGCAACTTTTGAATGACCTCCGGTGTGGGAGTGTAAACATTAAAGAGTTTATCAAGTTCCTCAGGAGTATACTCCTTTTGCGGCGTTGTTGGCGGAGTCTGAGATTGTCGAAGACCTTCTCTGACCGATGCTGTGATTTGCTCTGGTGTGGGGAAACTGGGCTTCTCTGGTTCACCCGACTTAGGGGCTGTCGGTTCTGCTTGTCCCCCGGTTGGTGGCGCTTCTGGCGTGTGTTGTGGTTCACTAGATTGCGTCTCTGGTGTTTCGAATACTTCTGCGACTGTTCCTTCAATCGGTCCACTATGTGCTTCCTCGTTCATTTTCCTCCTTTTGACTTACCAAGTCCGTGTAGGTGTTATAGGGCTGTTTCACTACTATATCAAACGTGTTCGCTTCTCCACGAGTTTGGAGCATCGTGATTAGTTGGGACATATCCTTTACGGGAAAGGTGCACACCGCGTCGCGCGCAGTATCTCGTGCTTCTAACCACGATGCTATAAAGTGTTTGAACCATACATTGTCAAGGAGTGCCGACAGCTGCGGTAGGTGGTTGAGCTGCTCCGCTTCCGACATTTGGTCCTGCTGGTAATTGAGGTTTAGTTGGTGCATTGGGCATTGTCATTATGTTTGTGGGCACTGGCGGGGGTAGAAATCTCTCTGGACTTCTAATCCCCATAAGGTCTGCAATCTCTACAATCAAGTTCCTAAACGGCGGTTGAGTGACCATCATAGCAGATTGTGGGTTGGCCAGCAGACCTACAAGTAGTTCCTGTAGTTGATTAGCCAAATACCCCTTCTCACTTGGTGCTGTGCCGTCAAAAAACTCCAGTCGCATCCCCTCACCGATACTGGCCTTCATCGCATCCAACCGATCCTGTTCGGCATCTGCACCTACGATCCGCTTAAACTCGTCCAACTCCAAATTGTGATAGTTCAGCAACAGTTTCTGTCCTAAAGGAGCGTACAACGTCTCCCACAACACTACAGCAATCGTCTTCAGTCTACTCGCAGCACCAGCATTAACAGTTCGTGCTTCTGCTGCACTCCGTCGACCAGAACTAAACTGTCCCAGAGCATTATCGTTGATCCCTGTAGTGATTTGTATAAACTCCCAAATCTTCTCAATATCAGCAATGTGGTTTGTCGTAACATCCTGCAACTGGAGTTGTTTGATCCACGTATCCACACCACTCTTCGCCATTTGTGGCTTTAGACGAATAACTGGTCTCCTTTCCTGCAAGTCCTTCATCTCAATACCAGCAGGATCAACCACCAACTTATCGCCAATCACCTTACGCACATTGTCCACTCTAGAGTTCATGAACCACGTAGCGTGTTGTTGCAGCTGATTTGTGACGTCGGTGAGTGACTCATTAACAACCCTAACCTGATCAGCGCTATACTCACCGACGTCATACGTGAATTGATTGTGACTATAATTCAACGGCTCAGCTTTCAAAATGAATGTGTCGTTAGCATACCACACCAAGAACAGCGTTGGACTGTCATCATCTCCCAATGGTGTCTTCCCTGCATCGTTCTTGAAATCCTTAGGCGTGATCCAAATCTGCACCTCCGTCAACACACACATCCCCGCTCCTTGTGTTCCACCAGCAGCTGTCTTCAAATTCTCACCAATTCCCATATTGGCGTAATTCAACCTCCGGGTGTTCAGCGCCTCCAAACCCAGTGGTTGAATTTTATCCACATTAACAATCAACCCGTCCTTCTGCATCTGCTTCAACCTAACAACACTGAACTCGTCCTCACTTGCACAAAATTCACCTTCTTGGAAGCGGGACAGCGGTAACCGCACGTCCGGATAAAAGTGGTATGGTGAAATTGATACCACCTTGTTTCTCTGGTTCACGAACTTGGTTCCGGTTGTGGGTTCGGTGGTAGGAGCCGGCACAGTCCCCCCGAACAAACTTGCCTGTTCCGGCTCCGCAACCGCTACAGGGGCCACCACGTCCACCGATTCTTCCAGCCACAAATGCTTTATAACACATACACTTGACCTACACAAGTCCAAATAGCACTGATACTGCACTCTACTAAACATCGACTGTCTTAAATCCCTAGCGAGACAAGTCTCAGCATCCAACTCCGGATTCGGCCCATCCAACCCAGAATCTTTAATTTCGTAAAAATCTGCTCTCTGGTTGAACAAACTCATCATAAACGCGCAAAACGTTTGACACTGTGCATAGGCAAACGGCAAGACTAGTTTCGCTGGTTCACCCCTCTGCACAGCCTTCGCGTCAGCCTGATCAGGTATACGCTCCCCCCTCAACGTCTTATCGTTTGCATCCCACTGATCGTAGAACTTGCACATGAAACTTCTAGACACCTCTACCAGATTCTTACACTTCTGCAGAACCGCATTGTGGAAGTTCGTATCTGTCTTTAGTGCATCTGAAATATCATTGGTCATTTTGAATAATTCAAATCTACGGAACAGAGACACCTGACGCAAAGAGGTAGAAGTCTAGTTTGTTGGCAGCTTTCCCCACACCAAGAATACTAACAGTCCACCCACTAGCCAAATCAGTCACAGCAGCTATCTTACCAGCATTGGCCGAGGCTACGTAAACCACTCCTTGGGTTGTTGTAAACCCCTCAAGTGCCGGAGCAATAGGTGCGTATCTAATAGGTTGGCCAACACCGGGGCACGAGTTCAAAGCGACCCCTACAGGAGTGTCGATGGGTGAAGCACCGTTGGCGTCGCACAATACTACATCACCACCTGAGTTCTTCGCCACCAAATCGCCTGCGTTGATGGTGGCACCAGAGTTCCCCAGTAGGCTGTTTGAACCAGCTCCACCTTTAACGTTTGCTGGTGTTACAACGAGGTCGGCCATATTACCAGAGGACTTTGATACCTGAAGGTGGAGCAGGTGTGGCGTAGATGCGTTTGACGCAGATAGGCACTATACCAGCAGCACAGACACCGAGGTCAAGCGTTTGACCACCGAGAGTGTCCACCTTAAGGTTGGTTGATGCTGTGCCCAACAAGATGGCTAGGCCAATGTGGGGAAGGTCGACTGTGTCACTGGGTGTGACAGTCGCAGCGTTACTAAAAAGTTGGAATCGGTCTTGCATAGTTAAGCGGGTATTAGTTTGTAGGTTTTGCCATCGACCACGGCGGGTACACCGGGCCAACATTCGTAGAGGTAGATGAAGTTGCCGTCACCGACGTTAGCACTCACCTTAGGGTTGAGGTATTGAGCCATGACGATTGCGGTTTCGCCAGCTTTGTTGGACGGTCCTACTTCTCCCCACACACCCCAATGTGATTTGAACGTCCGTAGATTAGTGACCCTGCCCATACAACCTAACACCACAGGACGAACGCCGGTTCGCATTTTGGGGTGCAAGACGATGTAGAAGTCTACGTCCGCGTTAAGCGACGGAGTGTAGGCTGTTTTGTTTAGATGAGAAGTGTCACCATGAGCTGGACCTGTGCCATCAGTGCAGACATCAAGATTGGAGATCATCGTCATGTAACTTTGATCGTCGCTAACCATGATCTCGGTTCCATCATCCACATATAAGAAGTGCTTTAGTTTCATAGAAATTGTAGGCAGACTTTAACCGGTCTGCCATCGGGGTTTAAGCTTTGGGTGTTGGATCGTCGGCACTCAGACCAAGATTCGCTGCTTGTGCACCAGCGACACTTAGTCGGACAACGTCACTGATCTCAGTCACACCTTCACCGAGATCAGCGTCTGCTTTGACTAGGAAGTCGGTGTCGCCGGGGTCGTCTGCACTGATCAGGTCAGCACTCAGTCCATCGTCAGCGGGAACTACTGTCGCGTCACCGGTGATAACTGACCACACAGGGGCGCCATCCACCTTAGCCGGTTTTCCGGTTGAGGTAACTGGATTCAAGTGAACCTTCACTTGCTGCTCGTTTGTGATACTTACCGATAGCATGTTACTCCTTTTTGGTTTTTTGTTTACTACTGGCCCGACTGCAAAGTCGAACCGAAATCCGGGACCAATTTGTTTGAGTATTTGTGCATGTTCTTGATGGAGCTGGTCGAACTGTCGCTTCAGCCACGTAACTTCGATAATGTCAGGAATACTAGGCGAAGGTTTAGGTTTACTCATATTCACTTACTTCCGTTCGCTTGTTCCAGTCTACCTGTAGCGCGTCCACCAATAAAGCCGACTAACGCTCCAACAACGGTTGTGACGATGTTACCAATCACTTCAGCACCACGACTAACATCGGTTTGTGGATGTACGATCCGAAGTATTAACACTCCAATAACGGACGTCACAAGAGTAATTCCGACCATAGCAGTCAGTAGGATGACTACTACGTCTACCGCCGGTCTTCGTTTCGGTGACGTCATTAATCAAGTGAAATATCTTCTAGGTCAAGTGAAACTCCTTCTGAATAGTCTACTTCTGGTTGAACAAAATCTGCACCTTCGTTTGGGTTAAACCACTTAGGCTCCTCCAACAACAACCGACCAAGGTTCTCCATCGCGTGGTCACGTTCGTCACGAGGTTTGTTTTCTCGTTTCTCTCGCGTGTCCCAACACCAGTGAGTAAATTCGTATAACGTCTCGTTTATGTAGGGACTACAGTTAAGTAGTGGTCGCTCGCTGTTGATCCTAACTTTTAGCACACGTTGCGTTTCCAGTATAGCGTGCTCACGAGCCTTAGACGCTTTAGAGAGGAAAATACCATTCTCCATAAATTCGTCAGCCATTGTGATGTGCTTACCTGATTTGACGTTTAGCACTGGGAAGGTATTGAACACTGTCGGGTCTGCGATCTGTCTGACGACAAAGCGGGAGAGGAGTTTTCCATCGAGTTTGGTGACCAAACGGGCGTTAATTTTCTGAGACAATTCTTCGATAGTGCAGTGCACGTAAAGTTCATCGTACAGAAAGTACTCTCCTGTTGGTGCAACAGCGAGAAATAAGACGTGGTGCGGAGTTTGTGGATGTGGGTCAATGGCAAAGAAAATGGTATATCCAAGTGGAGGATCGTTATAATTTGTCCAACCGTTCGGAATCGTGGCCAATACGTGCGTATCCCAATCGAACTCTTTGAACACCAAACCTGACAACTCCAAGGGGATGCCGAATAAGCGACACTGCTTTTCGTCTTCCGAAAGTGTAGCTTCATAGTCAGCAATCGCTTCAGACGTGAGATATGGGTTGTCATACGTAGTGGTCCGTTGTGCCCATCGGTTGCCGTCCTCAACCAGATCAGCCTTGTTATTACGATCCGGAAAGAACATATCGTGAATCCAAGGTTCGGTCATAATGGTGGCAGTAAACCATGTTTTGCCGTTACGATCGATCAGTCCGCGTGCTTGGGCTTTATACTGTCCTTGCGGACAAGGTTCGTCAATGTGGATAAAGTCCCAGTCTGACGATTCTGATCCCTGTGGGTTGGTTTGCCAACTCTTAACCGTGTCAAATCGAAGCGTGGAACCGTTGGTGCACTCGATAAGCTCAATCGCACCAGAATGGTTCCTTCTCGTGGAGCGAACGAAGCCGCGCGGTAACATCTGCCAGAGTTTACCTTCAGTCCCACGCTGCGAAGTGAATATCTCGTCCACTTTGTCCCAATCGGTGGTGATGACCAATCCTTTAACTGGGTGACTAGGGATACCAACTTTTCTGGCGGGATCGGTCTCTTTATAGAATGTTCGTTCACCCATAAGCCAACTGGAGTCCTCTGCGACTCCACCAGTCGATTTGCCTGACCTGTTACCGCTTTCCCACAACCTGTGTTTGAACGCTCCTGCTCGGTGGAAACGATCTTGTTTCAGATGTGGCACATAGAAAACAAGACCATAATCTCTGCGGAGTCGTGCACGCTTTGCGAGCAGTGCACGTTTCCGTTCTAGCAACAACTTACGTTCGAACAATTCAATCACGAGGTAGGTGTGGGCGGCTTTGGTGGTTGGCTGGTGGGTTGTGTGACTTGTGGAGGTTCCTTAGAGTACAACAACTCCGCAAGGTCTTTAATCTCCTTGACTAAGTCCTCACGGTTGCCTGCCACCTTCCGCGGATTCGACTGACCACTTCCATCAACGTTTATACACTGAATAAAGAAGCCGTTGTCAACAGGAACGATTTGTATTTGTGCTATTTCTTTGTTTGCCATAATTTACCTTTCTCTGCAAAAATCCATTATTGGTTACTTTTCCCCGCCTTCTTCAACGCAATAGCCACTGCTTGTTTCTGTAGAGCTTCTCCACTTTTTGGTGGTCCGGTGCTAATGTGTCCCTTCTCACGGCCTGAGTGAATCAGCTCTTTGATGTTGAAACTGACGGTCTTACTAGACGATCCTGCTTTAAGTGGCATAGTCAGGTGGAGGTTGTTTGATGCTTGTTGGGGGACCTAGTGGGGCAGGAACTGTCATTTTCTTCTGCATTTGTGCACTTTGTTGCGCGGTGGACGGATAGCTGAAAGGGTTCGGCGGCTGTCTACCCACCGGCACAACAAGTTCATTGATATTGAATGTAGGATTAGCCAAGAGGCATAAATTGACTAACCGCCCAAATCACAACCAACAGCAAGATGATAATTGCTAGGACCAGTTTTACTGGTGGTGGAATTGGGTGAATCCAAGTTTCAATACAATACAACAGTCCCCATATAATCGCAAGGACTATAATAAGGACTAGGAATCCAATCAACAAGTGCACCACTTGTGGTGCCGCAAACGCTGCAATCATTTAGGTTCTCCTTCGGGTTCCACTGGAGGTTCCGGCGGACTTTCCACGGATCTCCCCTCTTGTTCGAATATGTCCGCCATACGGAGTGCCAGCGTTCTGCGTCCTTGGTCTGATTCGGACTGTGCTAAATCCCTTACCTTAACTGCCACACGAGTCCAAGATTCATGTGGATCGCCTTGTCCTTGGTTTGCCATGTTATCCTTTCACCCGACGTAGCCGGGGGTTCGCCTTCTTCGCTGCCGGACTTGCTTCGCGACTAGTCTTAGCCAACGCACCCGCTGGTACTCCCGCCTTGACTAGTGCTTTAAAACCGGGATGTGGATTTTTCTTAACCAACTGACTAGGGCTAAAGTTGGCCATCAGTATCCACCACCTTTCTTTTTCTTTCCACCACCCTTAGATCGTTTAGGTCTAGCAGTAGGCAGCGGTGGGGGTGCTGCAGGTGGAGGTAAAGCTCCTGCACCCATAGGAGCACCCATTGGAGGACCACCAACGGGAGTGGTTCCCATGTCCGGCGGTGCTGAAGGAGATATGGCGCCTCCACCCTGCAGTTGACTAATTAGATCACTAATGTTAAACTTCGACGTTGGCATTTTGTTCCTTTAACTTTTGTTCGATTTCTTGCAACTCCTTATCGACTTGTTGTATTTCTGGCGAAGATGGTGTTCGATTATTGTCGTTAGTGACATGGACGGTCGCCTTACCTAACCACCGATCGAGCAAACTGTCCGCACACGCTCGTCTTACCGCCCGTGGCGCTTCCTCATCGTCTCTAATTTCAAGGAGAGTGAAAACAGAATCGAGTGCAGACGACTCAAGAAGTTTCGCAACTTTGTTAAGACCAGCTTCTCTAAGTTCTGTGACGAGTCGGAGTCTAAACCACGGTTGTCGACAGATTTGCGAAACCCATGAATAACTATAACCTGTCTTTTCACTGACCTCTCTGTTCGAGAGTCCCCTCGACTTGAGATAGACGATGAGTCGGTGTTCAGGCTTTTCATGTATGATTGCGAAGTTGGGTGGCTTTTCTTCAGACGCAAAAAGCCGCAGAGGGTCTGTCTCTGCGGCTTCCATCACTGGATGATCCTTGAGGTCGTTATTGGCTAGAAGTTGCCCAGACCCACAATTACTCGACTCTCGTCGTCCCTCGACCCGCTTCTCGACATTTCCACTAAGTGATCTGCGGTCGATGTTTTTAGTTGGTTCAACTATCTCGTACGAGATTGGAGAGCGATGAACCGTCTCGGGAGTCATAACTTCCTCTGCCACTTCACCGCCCTCCGTTGCTTCCACCCAGCCCACCAACTGGCCGGATGATGATTCGTTTTCTCCGAACGTAAATCCTCATAGCTACTTCACATATTGTGCCTCTCCATCTTAGATATCCCATCTCAAGATTTAGCTTGACCTCATCTAATCATCACCCTAAGCTGTCTGGATGGGACAAGCAATAGCCATCTTAAGATGTTTGAGCATGTGTGTTTGAATAATTCAAATAGACCTACAAATTGGACTCTTGCATCCTAAGATGGCCCATCTGAGATGCTTATGCAAAACATGTTTCCAATTATACAAGATGCAAACGAAATTAGATCAGCTAACTGCCGCCGAGCGGTCCTTCGCACTTGGGCCAAACGCCGTAAAGAGGGCAAGACGAGTGCCCACCCCAATCAACGTGCTCACGGGCACGTTCGTTGTTGGCCTTCTGGGAAAGGCGGCATCGACTCGTCCAGGACTTCTAGCTCCCCGTAGGGGTAAACACCTTACCATCTTTGCCCGCAGTGGTCTGGTCGGGTTACAAATTTTTTGTACTGGTAAAGGGGATGTAATTATAACCGCCACGGCTCAATGGCAAAGGTAACCCCTAGCGACAATAGGCTAATCAGGGGATCGTTGGGCTATTAGGTCTAGGCTGCACAATAATTTGAGCGGATTGCCGCGAATAGAATTGTATGGATGCTATAAAGCTGAATACGCGATTGGGCAATTCCACGCTCAAATTGAGCGGGGTTTTGCGGAACGATAAGATCAAAGAGATTGCAGAGTTCGCTTTGCAGTATCTGACTTGGCATGTTTGGCCTGCGTCGGCATATTCCAAAGATTCCGGTTTCAAACGGGACGACGAATATTCGGATGCGCTGTCGGATCATCTCAAGTCTGAAGGGCAAACGCTCCTTGGCAAGTTCTTCACCGATGTGAAGATCGAAACTGCCAAGTGGGACAAGCCGTCGCCTATCGCCAAGCTGATCAAGGACTTTTTGGGCCTTGGTTTCAGCGAAGACGAAGCAAAGGTGATGGCGGCTGATACCCTCAAGAAACTGCAAGCGAAAAACAACGGCGCGACTGAGGAGGCGGTCGACGCCTAACACTATTGGGGAGTGGGCTACGGCTCACTCCCCTTTCTTTTTGTATGAGACTGGTCTATTATGTGCTCGTATGCTTGACTCGTGGCCAACCCGTCTGTGGCCGTGAAGCTGGTAATTCATGTGGACACGCAGCGAGTAAGTAAGATGCGTAACCACTTATAGGGGGATGCCATTTTGCCACAGAAGTGTAATTTTGAATTTTTTTTTATAAGTTTAAGAGAGATCATGATGTGGTATTTTATAGACCAATAGTAGATAGGCCCAATCAGCCCCCCTTAAGTGGATACTCACCTTTTCTACCCAAAGTCCCCCAATCGCATTAACAATGCGTAACTTTTATTTGCTGAGATCGCCGCGAATAGATCAGAGCCACATCAGTGGCTTCCAACACCAACAACAAACAATTATAGATACAAACCTATGACCTTACGCGACATACGTGACTTCCTCTGGCAGCACGACGTTCCAGACACAGCAGAGATTATCATGCAGGCACCAGCAGACACAGAGAGCGTCGAACCACGCTACGTGGTTGATGGTGGTATTGAGTATGACAAAGAGAAAAACGAACTCATCATCGTTCTAGAATGACAATCATCATCGTGTTTGTTGTGATCAATGTTTGTTGGGACACAGACTACTACATCATTATGCCTCTGATGTTAGATAATGGAGTTATACATGGAGCCAACTAAACCATCACCTTTCCAACCCCTGCATCCAACACTAAAGAAGTGCAAGTGTGGTTTCATCGGAACACGCACACAGCTCTACCGTCACTTCGACGCCGAGCGGTTCACTGCCGCTGGCATCCCCATCAACGGCTTCTTTGCACGTCACGGTGAAGTTCCACTCCACAACGTAGATTTGAATAATTCAAACACACCATAATGACACCCGAACAACAACAACAACTCGCTAAAGCGGTTAGACGAGCCACACTGCTTACCCACGATGAGTGGCGAACCGTTCACAATGCTCTTAGCCTGTATCAGATTGAGATGAAACTAGGAACAAGGCGGAGTGCAGAGGTTCAAGTGTTGATGGACAAGATCAGGGATGAGTTTATAGCACTAGAGAGTGATGTAGAGTGCTAGTATAGTAGTAGTTATAACAGTAACTCGCCCTTCAGCGGATCGCCGCGAATATAATGATGGCACAAATAGCTATGAATAAGACGTTGGCAGAATACATCGCCATGTTCAACGGGCGAAAGGTCAAATTTCGGGAACGAAAGTTCCACAAACATTTGCGTAAGGAACTACGCAAAGCGGTCAAACGCAACCGCGACAATAACAAACAGCCAGCCATAGACTGAGCTGGTCAAAATGCGTTGTGTTAGAACCATGAAAGATACAACTACCTCGGTGCTCGGCTTCGACGTCCCCGTTACAGGTCAACCAACGACCTTGGAAGAGGGTGTCGCAGCGGCAGGTGGTGAGCAACAGTTGCTTGATGGTTGGGTGGATTATGTCCGCTTCCACAAGACCAACACGTCTGCTCGCTCTGCCGTGGTCGACGCACTGGAAGAAGTGCTACAAGTCAAGAGAGCCACAGAGTCCGTCAGTTCACCAACCAAAGCCGATCCGAAACGGATGATTGAGAAGTATTCGGAAAGCGAACAGACATTCGCAGACCGGGCAGTCGTCGCCAGCGGCAAAACTCGCGCAGAGGTTTGGGACATGATCAAGGAAACGGTTGGTTCAATTCCGTTCCAAGGTCAAGCACGGGAAGGTGGTGCACGTCTGGCCAAGCAAGACACCGTCAAGGCACAGACGCTCATCGACGCCGAAGGCGACAAGTGGAAACAAGCGGTCCAACTTTTGGAGACCAAAAACGCTGGTCTCAAAGTGGAGATGGACGAGGCGACCGGGAAACCGAAAGTCGAGTCACTCGCCGCTGCACTTCGCACGAATCGTCGTCGACTGGAGCAGGAAGAAAACGCTGCTCTCGGTCTCGCGGCTTAACCCTCAGCATCCAACAGAAACACGTGTGGTTTCATTGCTCCACCGTTTACAAAGAAACAAAAGTGATGCAGTTTGGCCATTCTGTAAAAATGGCCACATTTTTTATAACCACCAACAATAAACATATATGGCACTGACAGGAACACAAGTAAACGTTCAGGACGTTAAGAAACACGGAGTGATGCTAGGTCTGGAAGCAGAACTCAACGCACAAGGAATTTGTCTAACCAACCTCATCAAGGATCGTGAGTGGCTCAAAGCGGCTACACACGCAGCAAACATCAAACAACTTCTCGATGAATTACATTTCACCGAACAACTTCCAACAAAACCATGCGCATTGACGTCACCAAACAAGAATTTGAAATCATCGTCGACTGCCTCAAAGGACAGCCACTAAAATGCTATAGGAAACAACGAGAACGATTGGCTCGGAGTTTTGAGCAGCGACTTCATCCACCGGACTCCAACGGTTGGGCACCATTCAAACAGAAACGGCCGTCGATCAGGTCGAGTTGGCCAACCGGTGCAGTTAAAGCGGACAAGAAACCCGACTGGGCTTTTAGACGACAATGTAAAGTGCAGGGTGAAGCTAAAGTAAAAGGGGTTAAGAAACCACTAACTGCGGACGAGATTCTTGCTGAGTTATGAAACCAAAGGACGATTCTACCTACCACATTATAGACAACAATCCAGTGTCTATCTACGACGTCGTGGAACAAGCACCAGAAATTCCGCACTACATCCCAACTTATCTCAAAGAAAAGTTGATTCGTGCGCGATACTTGCCCATTTTACAACGATTAGTTAAAGAACATAGTGAAAAAGGCATTACTACGATTGAAATAGTTCCGTGGGTTGAGATTAACGGCAAGCTTAGTTGCAGCACAGTTAAATCACGTCTAGCCGACGCTGCGAACGCGATTGTTAAACGACGTCCAGAAATGGAGTGGATCACCCACGATGACATTGACGTGGATTTGTTAGCTAGAGTCTGGTCACAATATAAGATCACGTTCGCCCACGACACACTTATTATTAGTCACAGAAATCCACAAGCTGTTGCTAATTTTAACAAAGGAAAAATTCCCACACTTCACCTAACTCTTAGAACCACTCAAGACAAATTTGAACAGAGTTTGTCAGCGGCCCACACACTCTACATCAACAATGTTGTTGTTGGGACAATAACCGTTGTCGGTCCAACTGATGAAGCACTCAAGTCCAAGTTCAACTCGTGGGGTTTCCACGTTGATAACAACAACAACCACGCCAAAATGTTTTTATGATACACAACCCTTATCCTATACCAACTTCCGACGACGACAAGGCGGCTTGTCGTTTCCAAACATACCTCAGCGGTAAAGACCGAGCACTGTTGTTCGGGATTAGACCCATTAGAGGTACACCACAAGCAGTTATAAACAACCTTATCAAAAACCTATGCGATGAACTCAGAGAACTTAACATCACAGACTACCGACCAGACGCCGACGACATCTTCTCCATCCTTGTTGAGCGGAGAGCACTCTCCCCCGACCAACTCAGTCGTATCAGACGCACCATTGATAGCACTGATAAACAAGTTCCCGCGCGGGTTCAGCAACATAGCGGAGGGTCAGGAGTTCGTGAAAGAGCTACAAGCACTACGTCTGGTGCCAACCACCCTCCGTTCCAAGTTGTCAGAGGAAAGCAACCAAATAGCCAAAAGAAGTCCAAGACCAAGAAAGGTCGTGGTTAAGCTTAGCGCAGATGACATTCTAGCGAGTTTATGAAAGACCAATCTTACTTCAAAAGGGTGGACGATTTCATATCAAGTCCACCAATGAAAGAACTGTATCGCAACAATCCAGTTGTCTACAAACTAGTCAATGAGTATGGACTAGGACTTATCGTGACTAAAGAGGAGTGTTTATACCAAATCATTATTTGGTTGGCCAAAAATTGGTCGGAGCTACAAGAACAACATTTTAACCTGTTAATGAACACAGCGGTTCCGAACATAAAACCATGACACCAAGAAAACACACAAAGACAGGTAAAATCGCACGACAAGAGAAGATACAACACATGATAAATAAGCGTGACAAACTCGCTATGATTGAAGCACTAATATTTTCACATGAACGCGCGTTTAATCCTGACGTCAATGAGATTAAAGACCTTAAACGTCGGGCCAACGAGTTACGAACGCAGTTAGCAGTAACCTCCCAAGTCTTATGCAAACAATAGAACTACCTAATATCAGTGTGGACGAACAAGTGATTGTGCCACCCACACCATTTCTAATCCCAATCGGCAACGACGACTATGAACTCAACGTGGATAACACATCTAAAGAACTATTTGAAACGTGTGCACGAGCAGCACAATACTACAGCGTCCTGCGACGAGAAGGAGTTGCAGAACGAGCAGCACTCTTCCGCGGATCAGTGTGTCATGAAGCACTTGGAATACGTAAACGTAATCCTACAACTGACTTCCAAAAGGAACAGATCGCACACATCATCACACGTTACTTGGATCGCGACTTTGGTCCAGACGAGTGGCGCACTTGCGAACACCTTATCGACACAATCACACTCTATAACAAACAGTGGCCAATAGCATCAGAGCCGTTTACAATTTTTGAGGGTTCGACAGAGTTACCATTCAAGATTCTGTTAGGCAAGGCGGAGTTGAACTGCGAAGTCACCACCCACGCAGGGACATTCTATGTCCGAAACGTGTTCGTATATTGGACAGGTATCATAGATGGAATCATCGACTATGGACAAGTGTTGGTGATGGATCACAAAACAACATCTGTGCTTGGTCCAACGTTCTTCGACGACTTTGTGCTGAGCAGTCAAATGAATGGTTATGTTTGGAGTGCCCGAAAACTGGGCTACCCCGCGGTTGGTTTGCTACTGGATGCGATTGCTGGTCGCAGACCGACAAAGACTGGGGTAGCCCACGAATACCAACGTAATCGTTACTTCTACGAGGAAGCACATTTGGCTGAGTGGGAAAAAGACACATTCACCCTCATCACTGACTTTCTTGAACATCTATGTCGAGGGTATTTTCCCAAGTCACCTAAATGGTGTTTTGGTAAATACGGCAGGTGTCAGTATTGGGACGTCTGCTCCCAGTTGCCCGACCGACGACAGGATCTTATTCAGTCCGATCTCTACAAGAATGTAACTTGGTCACCGATAGCACCTACACTATGAACTTCGACGAACTAAAACACAAACAATATATCGGAGACTCCGTCTATGTCGGCCATGATGGTTATCATGTGTGGATATACACTGACAATGGATTTGGTCCCCGCAACTCCATCGCACTTGAACCAGATGTGTTTGATGCTTTGGTTTTGTGGAACAAACGCCGTAAGGAGACTTCACTATGACACGAGCATTCATTGTTAAAGTTGATGTCCAAACCGGTATGGGTTTGATGGACACAGCCGCAGACATCACCGACGCATTAGACAAATCCGCAATTCCAGTTATCTCCGTTGTTCCGTGGAAGGGTCACGGGTTGATGACTGAACCAATTCCACCACCAATAACTCCTCCACCACTACAATGATCACCCGCCACAACCTAGTCACCGCTTTACGCGTTCTTCACGAGAACGATGTAATAACCAAAATCGTAACACGAGCTAAGAGAATCGACATCCACTTTGTCACTGGTGGACGCGATAGTCTGCTCGTGATACCCAACCCAACACCAATAAATGACAACGACAATAGTAAACGCAGAACCACCAAAGCTACAGTTACCAAAACAACCAATCCCACCACAAACAGTCGATCCGAGAGTGTTAATACTCTACGGTCCTCCAAAGGTGGGTAAAACAACTGTGCTGTCGCAGTTGCCCGGTTGTCTAATCGTCGACCTCGAAGATGGAACAGACTATATATCGGCGCTCAAAGTTAAGGCGCACAACATGTCTGAACTTGAGACGATTGCGCAAGCACTACGCAATCCACCCAACCAGTATCCTTATATTGCCATTGACACAGTTTCAGCAATGGAAGATTGGGCGGAAATCAGGGGTACAGAACGTTACAAAAACAACCCGACTGGTAAGAACTTCCACGGGACTTCAATCTTGGAGCTTCCACACGGACATGGTTATTTATGGTTGCGGCTTGCGTACCAAGAACTGCTTGGGATGTTTTCAGGCACGACTACACGCCTCATTCTGGTCTGTCATATCAGAGACAAATTTCTTGACAAAGGGGGACAAGAAGTTGCCGTCAAAGACCTCGAACTCACTGGTAAGATTCGGAACATCACTGCGTCACGGGCAGACGCCATCGGTTATATGTATCGCAACATCGCAACGAATCAGGGTGCGCTCATGGTCTCGTTTCAAACATTCGAACACGTCAGTTGTGGATCACGATGTGAGCACTTGAGAGGTGCGAACTTCGCCTTTGACTGGCACAAAATCTATACGGAGTTAAAACCATATGCACCCTAAAGGACATGCAGGTTGGAACGCAAACACCAATTTGGTCGGCGGCGAGAGCACACTCAATCAGGAGTCGTCGAAAGACGAGGTTATTGTGCCTGAATCTCCTGAGCCGTCGACCACCGAGTTCATCTCCACTCTCACACCAGAGGAAGCCTACAAATATGGCTATCGACAAGGCGTCAAGGATTCACAATCACCAAGGTTCCCCGACGACGGTCTATGATTTAATCCAAACCAAGAAAGAAGGTGAAACACATGAAACGGATAGTAGCAGCAGCAGTGGTAGTAGCAGTAGTCGTAACCGGGGCCACGCTGATCAAGACCGATCAGTTCCGACCCAGTTCGGCGCAACTAAGCAAAGTCCACCTCGACTCTGCTAAGTTCATTAAAGACAACGAGGTCTTTCGTGGTGCTCCAAACTGTATGTGGCGGATCGCACTCCCCACACCAGTCCCAGGCTCACTAGAAGACATGCGTTATAAGTCTCAAATGAACAAGACGCTCATCCAGATGGAAGACAACACAGTCGCCAGTGAGCGTCATGACATGGAGCACTACCTACAACGGCAGGACAAGATGATAGCACCTAAAACTAAGGTGAATCCCTGTCCACCGAATTGTGGCTCCTCTACAAGAATCGTCCAGAAGTGAAAGACGGCTTGTATCGTGTGGAAGTCGGCGGAGTATGTGGTGGCTTCGAGATTCAAAATGACGTGATCACTCGTTGTGCACCCATACTCCGTCGCAAGTTCAGCTTTTGGGTCAAGCACGCTGTGCTTGTGCCTCAACAACCGGAACGCACGTCCGTTAATCGTGCCGATAAAACAACAATGGAAACAACAACAACTGAGCTAGTGGACCAAATTCCACTGGCACCTGAAAGTGAAATCATCGACTTAGGGTTCGATGTAACCGAAGCCGACGTTGCACGTCCAGTCATCAAGGGTGGAAAGTACAACGCCACAATCTCTTATGTGCGGCAAGAGCCGTCACGTAAGGCGAACCTACCACAACTGCTCGTAGGTTTTCGGTTGAGCGAACCAACCAAGTCCATCGACGGGAAAGACGTCGGTGAAGGTTTCACGATCACTCAACGCATCCTAATGCAACCCACTGGAGGTCTAACCCAGCAGATGATCAACGATCGTCTAAAGCGAATACACTTCGCAGCTGCTGGACCGGGTCGGGTTACAACAGCAGGATGGGTTGGGAAACCCGTCCAAGTCCGTGTCAGTCTGCGTGAACCGCACAAAGACAAGGAGACGGGCGAGGAGTATGATGCCAGCAATGACATTGCGGGTGTTTATCCTCCAACGAAGTCTGCAGAAGCAGCAGCCTAACTTTCATTAGGCACGGGGACTGGTGAGTCCTCCGTGAACGGGCTCACCACTTTAACAACAAACCAAACAGAAAGGTAAATCAGATGGCAACAGAAAAACAACACACAGCACATCATACAGAGTCTCACACTGACTCTACTCCACCCGATCCCGAAAAGCAGCGTCTAGAACGGGAGAAGTTGGTTCAAGACGGCATCAAAGCCACCAAAGAAGCCGAGGAGAAAAACCTCAAGGAGGTCCGTACTCCCAAGGAGGGTGACAGCGTTCCGATCGTGGATCGCGCAGTTGCAGGATTACCGGGTGGTGGTCCTGCACACATTCCGGGTTTCTCCTCTGGTGGTCTACCCGCCGAGGCAGTTGCGGAACCGAAAAAGAAGACGGAGAAAAAGTAACTTCTACCCAGTCCCACCAACACCATTATGAACTCTTTAAACCAAGGAACAACAAAAACGGAATCTCCACTCGAAGGAGTGATTAACCGACTCGAACAACTTTCTCGTTCGTACGAAGAACTCGTTTCAATAATGCTCAACAAAATGAGTTCTATATCAGACATGGGTAGAGCAACTGACGCGCCGAATAAAGTCCCACCACTAACGCGTGTGCAACACAGCCCAGTAGTTACCAAACTAGAAGAAACCGCCGACGCTTTTAACGCCCACCTTAACAGTATTCGTTCAATCTTAGAACAACTCGACGTATGATTACATTAACCGAAGAAAATCTCCGCACACTTGTGCCCTCAGCCTACGCTGAAGGTCCAGCAGATACCGTCTCTGACCGTTACAGCTTCATCAACACCCGCAGTGTTATAGACCGATTAGCTGACCGAGGTTGGTTTCCAGTTCGTGCCTCTCAATCTACGAAAGTGCACGACCTTCTTCACACAACCCACAACATCACCTTCCGCAAATCCGACGAACGCATCAAGGTCGGTGACGTCTCGCCTGAAATCAGTGTCACCAACAACCACGCCGCTTTCAAACGTGCCATCATGCGTGCTGGTTTTTACCGTTGGGCTTGTACTAACGGCTTAGTTGTAGCAGTCCCTGGTTTGCCCGACGCACGTTTCTCTGTCATCCACATCGACGATGCTGCGTTTGACTTCGACCTCTCATTCGAGACGGCGTTGTCCCAAATGGAAGCAGCCACAGCTCAAATCGAAAAGTGGATTCACACTCCAATGAACTTTATCGAACGAAACGACTTTGCTGCCAAAGCGATCCTACTTCGTAACCACGAGGACACAATCTGGTCAAAGCACTTCGATGCTCACGAGTTCCTCACTATTCGTCGACCGGCCGACATGCAAAACAACCTCTGGACAATCTTCAATGTTGTCCAAGAGAACATTATCAAGGGCGGCGTTATGGGTAATGCCCGCAAAACCCGCCCTATCACTCAAGTCTCTGAAGTCCAACGTATCAACGAAGGTCTTTGGGAACTTGCAACCCAATATGGACAGTCCCTTAACTAACTCAGTTAACCACCTACTCAAACAAGGTTATCGCTGCCAGCTCGTCACACCCGATCTGGCAGTGCTAGCTAAACCAAACCCAAATAACCACTACCTCTCAATCATCACTGTCTCTGGCGATGGAACAGTCGAAACCAAGCCACTCAGTGAATTTTTAGAAAGCATACTCAATGGATGAAACAGTCAAAATCGCAAACATCATCGTCGGTGAACGTCTCCGCAAAGATTACGGAGACCTCTCCGATCTTGACACCATCGGAACGGTTGGTCTTATTCAGCCTATTGTCCTTGACCGTGACTCTAGCGGACGTCATCGTCTCCTTGCTGGAGGTCGACGCCTCGCCAAACTACAAGAGCTCGGGTTCGAGGAAGTTGTGCACGGTATTACGTCAGTCCCAGGTAAAGCTGGTTTCGTTTATTCTACAGAACTTCCCGAGGACGTCCAACGAGAGATCGAACTCTACGAAAACATTTGTCGAAAACAGATGGTCTGGCAAGAGAGGGTACTTGCTATCGCTGAAATACATGAAATCAAGAAAAGACGTGCAGCAATGGACTCGGAGCATTGGGGACAGGCTGAAACCGGAGCAGAAGTCGGCCTAACTTTCTCCTCTGTCAGTTACGCCTTGAAGGTTGCTGAACGCCTACGTGCTGAGAAAGACCAAGACGGACCATTCTGGAAGTGCTCTGGTCTAACCGAAGCTTTACGACTCCTGATCGAAGAACGCGAAGATGTAGCTAAACGCCAGTTGGCCGAGATGACCGCCAAGGCGATTCCGGTGGTTTTGAATAATTCAAATGAACTACCCGATACAGCGTCAGTGGCTGAGCAAATTCAAGTTGGTGAGACTGTCGATGTGCCACTGTCCAGGATGTTGTTCCACGGTAAGATGGAAGAACTTGTGCCGCATCTAGGTTCTGAGTTCGCAGACCATATCATCACCGATTGGCCGTACGCCATTGACATGGATTACCTTGACCAAGGTCAAGGAATGAATGTGGATCGTGTCCGCGACGAACACGACGCAGAGGAGAACCTAGCGATGTATCCAACGTGGTTACAGTGTATGTTCACCA